TAGTATCAAATAAATTTGCAATTTGTACTGAAGTAACTGACTGAACTCCTTCTACTCGATCTAATTCTGTATATAATTTCGAAATAACTATAGGCTGATTAATTTGCCATAGCTTGTTATTAAATATTGTTTTTATTTTATCAATACATTTAATTAGAACTTCATTTGAATTGTATTCAGGTAATGTAATAATTTCAAATTTCACTCCTATATTAATAATGTATGCAGTTTTAATATTAACTGCATCTGTTAAAATTCTATAATTGTTAATGTATGTTTTTAAATTTTCTTTTACAGCTGCATTTAACGGCGCCAAAGCTCCATTTCCGTCATATCCTAAAGTATATAAGTTAATGGCTAATGGGTTAGGTATCATTTCTTGACCATTGTCAGGATTAATTTGTTGATCTTGAATTACATATGCTTTTGCAACAGATCCAAATCTCGAAGGCATTGAATATGATCTAATAATATAATCTTGAGTCGTTACCGCTCTTTGTTGAGATGCAAAAGATGCCATTGCATTTTGTCTAATCTCATCAATCGTTTCTTCACTTTTGCCGCCTGCTGCTGGAAAAGGATTTGTGCATGCAACTGAAGCTTTAATTCTATTTAATAAAGTAGCATCTAATGCTTGAGAATCTATTTGATATGTTACGTCTGCTATATTTTTCAATGTATATGCAGCTGCATTTGATTGAACTCCTCCTCCGACTGTATATCTAACAGTTAATGTTGTATTTGACGGTGCCAAACCATATGATTTTGTATACATAAAGTTTGAAGGATCAATTGGATGGTCAAATTGAATTTGTAATCCGTTTAAACTAGAACCGACATTGTCTGGATTAGGAATAATTTCTTCATCGTCATTATCTGATATACCAGGTCCAAATTGAATTTCTAAATTTTTATCAGATCTAAATTTAGTAATAAATCTTCGAGCTGTCTTTTTTAATTTTAAAAGATAAGGTACATCTACATATGCTGATAACTCAGGATCATTTTGTACTGTATTTGCAATTGATTCAAACACCATGTCTTGTGCTAAAAATGGCACTTCAGTCCATTCATTATTATCTGAATCTGTTACAGATAAAACTTCAATAATGTCTGTGTCGTTAATTAATATTTTATCAAATCGTTTTGCATTTTCAAACTCAAAAGTTTTAGTTTGAATTGTTCCTGAAAGAGCTTTTACGCTTTTCTTAAGTAAATAATACTCTGGAGTATTATCAACATCACTTACTTGATATACACTAACATCGGTAGGATCAAAACTGCTAGAAGCTGCAAAGTTAATTAAATTTAAAGTTCTAAATTCAGTGTTAGTTGTTTCAGAACGAACAACCATATTTTCTTTCAAAGTCAAAGCGTAAGTCCAATCTGGTATTTTTCCATTTGCACTTGACTTAGCAGGTAATAATTGAAATACATCTAAATCAACAGAAGCTGGAATTGTATTTTTAACTTTATAACCTACATTAGAAGCTAATGCTAATACATTAGGTTTATTAGAAGCGTAGTCTAATAAAGATTCTTTTAATTGGTTATCAGTATAGTATGATAATACATCTCCTACATAAGAAGCCATTTCAATAAACATCATACCAGGTGATGATTCATTGAAGTCATTATAAGTGTTTGGAAAGTAATTTTTTGCAAACTCAATTAAGTTAGCTCTGTACTGACTAAAATCCTTATTTAAGTATCTTATATCTTTTTTGTTCTGCGCCATTATATTATATTACTGCAACTGTAGTTGCTGTTGCTAAAAATGTTATTGGTATATTTGATTCTTGATCATTAACCGAAACTTGTAATGATATTTGTACTCCATGTTCTTCTCTACTTGATCCAACTGCGATAACTGGATTAACTTCTAAAGAGTTTATACTAATATACGGAAGCCAAAATTCAACAGCTCGTTCAATTGAGTCTTTTATAGAAGCTTTTAAAATATCATCATTTTGTTCAAATAGCGAATCTTGTAATTTAGTTCCAAACAAAGGTTGCATTAATCGCTCTCCTTGTCTAGTTAAAATTAAATTCTTTAAATTTGATATTGCTTGATCTTCCGTAGAATACGACAAATCAAACAATCTACCATCCACACCGATAATAGGCAATTTTATCCCAACTGCTACATCAGGAAGTAAATCTATAGGATGATATCTTTTTTCGTATGACATTAGTTACCTTTTTTCTTATCGATTGCTTTCATTAAAGCAGAATAGTCTTTTGTCAATGCACTTACAACAGCAGCTCCTTGTTCAGTTTGTGCTAATTGATTTACATCAACTCGATTACCATTAATGTCGGTAACCGGCATTACTGACTTCGAAGTTGGTCTAGAATTCATTGTCGGCCATTCTGAAAAATCATTGTAATTAGTTTCTTCTTCCATATATGCTACTGGGCCTTCGCTAGCGAAGCCTCTTGTTTCATTTAATAAGTCATTTAATACAGGATCTTTAACAAGTTGTTTTTTAACTTGTGGTCTTGGTTTAATTGAATCTTTGTATGTTGGCACTTGAGGTGCTGGTTTTTGCTTAGTTTCCGTTATAACAGAACCAAATTGTTTTAATTCTGTACGAACCGCAACTTGAACCTCTTCTCGAATTACTTTTCGAAGTGCTTGTATAAAATCTTTTGAGTTCATAGTTCTTCTTTATTATAATTATTTACTTTATGAATTTACTGGAAATTTATGCTGGTAATACAAATCCTGCTATTGATGTTAATTTAGGATTTTTCTTAAATACTCCTACACCATCTCTATTAAATCCGCCACCTGTTGTATTTCCTTCAATAGTAACTATTCTTCCGTTATTAGTAACTTCAGCTACAAGTCCTATATGATGTGCACGTCCTCCTTTAGTAATATAAATAGCTGCGGCTCCAATAACTGGAGTTGCTGACCATCTATTATTTTGTTTAGCCCAATTCATCCAATTTTGACAACTAGCTGGTCCGGGTGGAACTGACATTCCTGCTGCTTTCCACCATGTAGTTACTGCTGCAGCACACCAAAATGCTGGACCTGAAATTCCGGTATTTTTTAACATTTCAGTTACTCTACCACCAAAATTCGTTTTAACTGGACTTTCCAATTGACCGATATCTTTAATAGCTGCTTTAACTGCGTTAACTCCTTTTCCAATAGCTTTAGAATCTAAATCTACAGAATTATCTGCTGGAGCTGTATTTGAACCGCCACTGCCATCAGCATTTTTTGCTTTTATATAAGAGAATAAATCATTTGCAGTTTCTTCAACACTATCATCATCTAGATCATAATCATCTGCGGGTGCATTTTGATTTTCTTCATCTTCAATTTCTTCTTCTTTAAATTGAATATATTCATCTCGAGTTTGTGTTTGCTCTGGAGTTTCAGTAACCGTAGCTGCTTCTTCTTTTATTTGTTTAACTTCTTCTTCTTTCGCAGCTTTTTCTTCCGGAGTCATTTTATAATCTGGAACTGCTAATACTTTCGACGACGTTCCTGTCGTTATATTGGCCGATTTTTTAGTGAACGATATCTCACTTAATAAAGAGTCTATTTTTCCTTTATAGGCTGCTATAGAAGCCCATTGGGGTGAAGCTGATAGTGGAGATGACGGGCCTACCGGTGTAAGTACTGTTAATTTTGCTAAATCATCTATTAATCCAGATGCCCATTCTTTCCATTTATTACCTAAAATTAATGGCTCATCAGAATCGGTACCTAATTCAATTTTATTACCATTTATAGATACATCTTCTTTTGAATCGATTGCAATTGAAGTTTCTGAAGATAATCCAATTCCATTTTTTGCAAAGAATATAATTTCTTTTTGACTACTATTAAATACTAATCTACCCGATGAAATTAATAGTTGTGGAGTCGTACCCCATTGTTCATCTTTCCAAGAAGTTATTCCTTTACTATCAATTGAAGTAGTTACTCCAGATGCTTGTTCAAATTGAAGTTCTTGTCCAGAAGCCATTACAATGATATTATCATCATTTGTAAAATCTTCAGACACATAATCATTGATTTTTTTAGTATCTATTCCTTGCTTTGTATTTCTAAATATAGTAATAGGAGCTGCTTCTGGTCCTTTAGACCATCTTGGAGCTACGGTAAATTTACCTGATTTAGGAGAAGTTGAAAAGCGAATTGAGTTTCCATATCTACCTTCTATTAATACATCACCTACGTAAGGTTGTAATGGTTTAACGGTTGGGTTTTCTGTAAAGTTTTCGTCAATTTTAGGTTCTCTGGGTTGTTGAGTATTTCCAGCTTCAGACTCTTTATATTTATCTGAATCTCCCGCTGCTTCTCCTTTTTGAACTTGTTTAGCAGTTACTGTTGGTATAGCATTATGATGAATACTAGATTGTAAAGATACAATATCTAAATAGTAAGTGTCTGTAGTTGCTCTAATTCCCGTAGCGTAAGAGCTCGGTGCTTTTAAAATTAAAACTACTTCTCCTACAATTGGTACTCGTATAAAACTAGTATTTAATGGCTTTGCAGTCATTACAGATGCAGCTGCTTCTGGAGTATCGCTAGTTATAGGAGTATCATCTAGAGCTTTTACTTTTATACCATAAATTAAATTTGGATTAGCATCAGAATATAATACTTCTAATACTTCTGCCGGCATTAATTGATATGATCCAGCACCTGTCGATGATTGTGTTGCCATTATATTAATCCGTCTTGAATATCGTTAATTTCAGCTTCTATCTGATTTTGTTGAGTTGATAATTCTACTACTTTTTCATTAATAGTTTTTTCAGTTCCTACAATTTCATCCAACTCACCCATTAACTGTCTCTTTTCATCTTCAGATAACATCCATGAGTTGCCTGTTTCTGCTTGAACCCTATTACTAGTAGAAACTAGCCTCTGCACAACAGCGGCTAGCTTAACAAGGTGCTCATCATTCTTAACACCTACTTCTAAATATTCTTTGATTAATGGTACAATTATCGTAGCATCACCAATATTCTTAATTAAGGGTCTTAGTTCCCCAATTAACATATTTATCTGACGATCTTTCTTTGAAGAGTTAGAGTAAATATCTTTCATTAAGTCGGAGAACGACTTACCTTTGAAAATTTCTATATCAAAATCCATAAATTCCTTTAAAATAAATATCTTATTCTAGGAATTCCGACTTTTTAAATTTTGCTTGGTTAATTGTTGCGAATCCTGTCTTTTTATAATTGCCATACATTTCCATATAAGCATTTTTCATTGTATTGACTACTCTGGTAATGTATTGAGTTTTCACTCCTGTACGATCTCTTATTAAGATATAAAGAGCCTTTTTATTGAAGTTTTCAATGTTTTCTCTGTTACGGAATAATTCCAATACTGAATCAGCTACTGACATATCTGCTTGCTTTTTAAACATAGAAGATAAATTGTCATCCATATATTTAATAAACAAATCCATGAATTCTGATTTTTCTTGAACATCTTCTTCACGCAATACTTCATTAATAACATTTCTTCTGTCATCAATTACTTCAGGCTGTTCTGTATTTTTAAATTTATTATAATTTCCATTGTTATGAATAATTAAATAATTCTTTGCAATAATTGAAAAATATGAAAATGCCTTTCCTTTATTAGGATCAGTATACTTATGAATTTTCTCATTTAAAAATGCAACCACTTCATGTTTAACATCTTCATATGGAACATCAAAGTGATAGAATTTAAAAGTATGAATTATATTTTCAACTAACTTATCAAATGGATATTTTATTTCAGCGTCATAAATCTTATTACGCTCATAATCATTCTCTAATTGATTATAAAGTAAAATTGCATTTTCAGTATCTTTAGTAAAATATTGTTTGTTTTTAGGTTTGCGTCCTCGAGTTTTTACTTCTACAACTTCGTCAGTTACAACTTCTTCATTTGTAATAACTTCTTTAGAGCTTGCAATAACTTCGTCTACATCAGCGTCTATTATATTAATCTCTGTATTCATATGTTGATTGTACTGTTTTAGTTAGTTCTGATGATAATTCTTTGATATTCTGAAATACGAATCCTACTTCGTCGTCTGCTTCGAAAGCACCGCGAATATCTAATTCCTTCAATTCAACTTCAGTTTGAAGTACTTTTTCTCTTATCTCTTCTAATTTAGATTGATAAAATAAAGTAGCTTCTTCTAAAGATTCATTTTGCTTGATTAAATTATAACAACCAAATGCTAAAGCTGCTATAATACATATTAATAATGTAATTACTATAATTGTCATTCTCCGAATATTTTATCAAATGCTGACTTCAAACTGTCGTCTACAGCTGGATTATTAACATTTGTTAGTTTTGATTTAATTCTATTAGGTGTGCTAGGCACTTCAACTACTTCAGGTTGATGTTGTAAATTAGCTTCAATTAAAGTAGCTAAATGATCTGAATGATGTAAAAGAATTGGCAAATCTGTTTTAAGTGAAAACTCAGGTAACCCTGCCATCAAATACGATTCATTTCCTTTTGAATACAAACCGTCATGAAGCTTAATTGCTAAATATTCATTTTCAGAAAATTCAACTCCATGCTCTTGTAATAAAAAGATACTTCTATCTGGAACTTTCATGAATTGCAATTTCGGATTGATTTTATAAATCTGTCCTCTTTTAACGTGCCAATCAGAATCATTAGGTACATAATAATCATCTGTCGAAGATCCTACTTTTCCTAAATCGTGATTAATAGCAGCAAATACTAATTCTTCTTTAGTAAAAGTTTTAGTATTAGATCCTAATTTGTCCCATGTAGTATGCAATTCCAATGCACATTTAACAACTCTGTTAACGTGATCAATATATCCTCCTGGCCAACAATTATGTCTTGTTGAATGTGATGAAGCTGGAGCAGTTAAAACTCTATCTGCTAACTTTTCATACATCTTAACCAATGCTTCTTTTCTAGCACCACTTACATAATCATTTATGTAAGTCATTAATTGCTCCCATTGAGCTTCTGTATTTTGATTCATAACCTTTTTATTTTAAATAACTTGATCAATTAGACCCAACTCCATTGCTTTTACTGCTGACATATAAAAGTCTTTTCTACAAGCCTTGCGCCAAAACTCGTCATCTTGTTTAGTTCGCTTAGCCATAATTTTATAAAAGTCTTCTTCTAATTCATCAATATGGTCTGCATTTGCTTTAATGTCTGCAGACTTACCAAATATTTCAGCCGAAGCTTCATGCACCATAATTGTCGTTGATTTAGAAGCAGCACGCACACCAGTTCCACAACATAATATCATTGCTCCTGCTGACATTGCTCTACCTCTTGCAATTACATTAACTGGTACTGAAAGTGATTCGATATAATCGATAATTCCTAACGCTTCGTAAACATCGCCTCCATTTGAATTTAAAAGTAAATTGATTGGGTCTTCTTTCTTTTCTTCAGGTCTATTAGCTAATATAATTCTAACTTTAGAAATAAAGTCAAATAAATTACCTAACATAATATCACCATGTAAATAAACAATTGACTCGTCAATATTCAATCCATAATCTATTTCATCAAAAATAGAAGGCTCTTTATCTTCTTCTAATTCTTTTTTCTTTTTAGAAGAAGGTTTCTTAACTTCATCGTCATACACTCCTAAATTTATTCCTCTACTTTTATTCATATATTTTAAATTTAACTTAATATAAGTAATTCATGTGACATTACAAAATGTTACATCAATTTCTTAAGTTCTCGATTTGCTTTTGAAAGCCTTCTTGTGATTTCTGCTCTTTTACCTTTTCTTGTTTCTACAAATAAATCAGCTTTCAATCCTTTAATTTCAGTTCCTAAAGATTGCATTGCAATTTCTTTATCTGCTTTGGTTAATCGCTTTTTTTCTGTTTTAGGTTCAATTACCGTTGCAGGTAATGTGCCTTTTAATGAAGTTTGTTCTTCTCCTTTATGATAAACCGTTCCATCTTGTGCAACAAATTCTTTCATAAATTTCCATCCTTTTGGTTTATCTGATTTAACGGCAGTGCCTCTGAGTACAGGTGGTTCAACAATTTGGTTTACGCATCTAAAGCATAATACAGCAACCGTGTCATAATTAACTGTTACCATTTCACTGCAAAGTCTTCCTTTGAAATGTTTACCTCCTGGTTCAGAATTTTGACATAACATCAATCGACGACCTTTAGCATCAATTTTAGTTTTAAATCTAGACTCAGCCATTATGCTTTTGTCTACTTCTTTTTTACCTTTAACTTTCATAACCTTTATTTTTTATTTAATATATTTTCGTTTCTGTACTTACACCACCTACATAGCCTTTTTGAATTTTCTTTCTTTTAAGCATTTCCCTTTCGTCAATAATCGGCTTTTTTTCGTCGTATATATCGTCTTTATCGGGCATCGGGGGTACAATACTCAAGGGCTCAATTATCGACGAAATTTGGGGTGTTTCCGACGATTGTTCTGCCTGAATTTCAGGTAATTCTACCCTAGGTTCTTTCTCTTTAAATACTATTTCTGGAACTTCAAATGCAACAGGGCGTTCAGGCCTAGATATTTTAGTTTCTTTAATGCCTTCTTCATTTGATTTATTTAAGAAGTTAAATGCTAACACCATACAAATAGCTAGCGGGTCAAATACAATGATAAAAAGTAAAATTAATACATTTACTATTTTATCCATTGGAACATCTAATACTTTTGAAATGTAAGTCAATGAACCTAATTCTGAAGATAATTCATTTTTCAATCCTAACTGAGTCATACTAACTTGAAGTTTAGATGAAGAGTCTGAATAAGCAAGAATATTAGTATTTAATATCTCAATCTCTTTATTTAAAGTCTTAAGAGTTTTATCTGTTTGTCTAGCACTTCTATCTGCAGAGTTAGAACTTCTATTTGAAGTTATTAATTGAGTTGCTCGTTGTTCTTGAGAATTTCTAATAGAAGTTAAATTCAACAACTGAACATTTTTAGATTCTAATTGAGTTTTATATGTTGTGATAGAGGCGTCATAATATGATTTTTTAGCAGCTAAACTATCTGTTTGAGTTTGAGTTAAATCATATTTAGATTTTGTAGTTTGATATGCTCCAGATAGATATCCATAGATACCCATTGAAGTAATAATTGCAATAACAGTTACTGCAATTGATAAATACGCTCTTAGCGTCTTATTTACTGTTTTCCAGTTTTGATATAAAAACGAAGCTATTACTAATTTCGAAGCTTCTAATGTCGAAGCCATTGCAATTACAGCTATTGATGCTCCAGCAAATAATTTAGACAATCCAATAATTGAAAAATATGCTGCGCAACCGGCTAAAGCTAATGCAACTATACCAACTAATACTTTCAGTGCGGTTTTATTCATTTGATTCTAGTTCTAAGCGTTCAACAACAACTAAAATTTCTTTAACAACTTGATCGATAAACATAACGGCATCAGGGCCGTTAATATCAGCGTTATTAATTGCTCTTTGTAGAGTTTTCAATTTTGTAGCTTGAGCTTCTAACTTTCTTACGGTATGTTCTTTATATCTCATAATTTAATTTTAAATAGTAAATGTATATTAGTATAATAATATTAATATATTATAAATATAATAAGTAATATAATTATGGTCTCTGTTACTAAACAGCATTTTTTACAAAAGAATTTTTTTGTAGCTCTAAATAATTCAAAAGGGCTAGTTCTTTTGCCTTAGCTTCTATCATAATATCAATGTCAAATCCATGAGTATCAATAAAGTTAGTTACGTAATCTGAATGCGCTCTAGGGTTGAGCTTGTCATTGGATTCGTGTAACGATTTCGATTCGGAATAATGAACAACTGGTCTTATGCCTTTCGGCCAAGTAGAAATTGCTAATTCTAAAGCTTCTTTTTGTGTCATATCATGATCACGAAACGTGTGATGATGATAATCAAATACTATAGGTATACCAACCTTTTGGTGAATAAGTTCATGTAAATCTTTAACAGAATACATATTTGCCTTGTCATCATTTTCAATAGTTAAACGGGATCGTACTCCCTCGGATAGCCTATAAAAATTCCTGCACCAAGTCTCAGCTGCTGAGTACCTATCACCATAGGTAGCACCTACGTGAATATTAATTTTGTTATACGGAGTTCGAGATAAACCCATTAAGTCAAATAACAAAGAATGCATCTCTAAATCTTTTATAGTATTAATTACTACATCTTCTTTAGGAGACGCTAACAAGTTAAATGGACCTGGGTGAGTTGTAATTCGTAAACCATTGTCAGTTGCATATTGACCACATCGAGCCAATACAGTATGAATTTCATTAAAGTCAGGAAACGTGTGAACATCAACTTTATTTCCCCATGGAAATAAATCGCTACCTAACCTAAAGAAATAGATACCATGATCAATATTCCATTTAAGAATTTTTTCTAAATCTAATGCGTTAGCCAAAGCTAATTCAGATGCATAGGCAATACCTTTTGCTTCTAAAGTTGCTTTGCGTAATGCTCGACCGGTAAGAATACCTTCTTTACCTAAAGTCATATTAATACATGCGTAACCTATATTTGTCATTTGTTAATTTTTATAATACTTAAATATAAGTATACCTTTTGGAAGTACCAAATTATTCTGAAAGACTTTCTTCTGATGGGGATTCTGGTAATGATATAGACTCGTCTTCTATTATTTCTGCTTCAGGTACTTCTGTACAAAAATACATAAATCCATTTTTACGTAATACCGTTGTACATTCATAATGTCGTTTAACAGCTTCTACATCTTTGATATGATCTTCTCGAAACGATCGAACTACTTCAAGTAGTTTGTCTTCAAATCGAATAAATTCTCTTTTAATTGAAAATATCATAACATAATAATAAGAATGCCTTTTGGCATTACCAAATTAATTTAAACTAATTTTAGATTCAACTCCGATAATATTGTATGCTTTACAATAACGTTGTTGGTGAAATACAGTAAGTGATCGAGTATTCAATTGATGTTCACTTAAAATGTATCCATCTAAAAATAAATCTTGAATAGCTAATTCCAGCTCATCTAGCGATTCTGAATTAAGTATAATTCTATTGTTAATAAATAATATATTAGCTTTAGCTGAGTTGCTAATAGAGCCTGCGACTATTTTATAGAGTTTATCTTCGAATTCTTGTAAGATAGACTCAAGATTATCAACTTCCATTACCGGTTCTACAGAACCAGACCCATATACATCTTCACAAATTAAGTCGTATAGGAATAGAAGCTTCTCATCTTGAGGAAGACTTACGAAAAACTCGTAGTCAGATTCGTCAATTATATAATCACTAAAATTCATAATCTTTACCATTAATAAATATCTCATACGATAACCAAGCTGGGTCGATTGTCGGTTTAATTTTATCAAATATTAATGGGTTATGAAAGAAAGATCTTAATTTTTCGTTTCGCTTTTCTGAATCGGCAATTAAATTAATTGCACTTAATTCATGTGTTTCAGACTCTGTTAAAGATTCTTTAAGAAAGTCAATTACCGTTTTCTTAAGCATATTTTTTATAAATTACATTTAACGATTCCATACATTCTTTTCTAAGAGAATATCCTCTATCTAAATATCTAATACATAAATGTACCATAATATAATCAGGATCTTCTGGAATTACTAAATTCAAATCCAAACGTGTTTTAATTAAATTTAATTTTGCTGCTACTGCTAATTTCTTTTCATAATTTTCATACCCAGTTGGGTTGAATTGAGCTGAAATAGATTCTTCTAACAAAATAGCATCAACTGCTGACATCAGACTCGAATTTTCGATAGGAATATTACGCTTCGTTAAATCTCTTAACGCGTCGGATGCAGCAGCTTGATCTAATAAACTTTTGATAAACTGCTCAAATGGAGCGGGCTTCATTAGTTAGATTTTTTCTTGTAAGTTTTTTTCGAAGCTGCTTTAACAACTTCCGGCTTACTTTCTGCCTTCATAGAAGGAACAGACCCTTTATCAACTTTCTTAGTAGCTTTAGATTTGTCATTTAAAGACTGTATTGTCGATTTAAGATGACGAATTTCTGCTGCTTTGTCAGCAACTAGCGATTCTAATGCAATAACATGTACACGCAAAGCATCTGCAATCGATTCTTGCTCAATAGCATGTTGATTTGACTTTGAGATTTTTGAGTTTTGAAGTAACGCATATGACCAACCTGCCACTGCTGCTACTGAAATTAAAATAATAATCATAGTTTGTTGTTTGTTTGTTTATTTAAAAATGAAAAATGTAACATCGCCTGACATATAATCGGCTCTGCAAATTACCTTTGAGTACTTTTCAATAAGATAATCCAACCACATAGATGGACTATGCACAATTAATTGATTCATATCTTCTTCAGCCATATCAGGTGGGAATCCAGTTAATAAATTAAATGAAACTCCTGTCTGCGCTTTGTCATACATTTTATCAATTACTTGCTTTGCATATTCAATCATATCCGGATGATCGTTTAAATTGAAAAGACCCGAACCTACAACCCAATCTGAATCAGCTCCTATATCAGTGTTTAGAATATCTAAATTCTCAACAGCAACTTCTGGAAATTTGTCTTTTGCTAAATTAATAAGATTTGGATTAAGGTCAATACCTTTATATTGAATCATGTTACCTGAGAACAATCTATTTAGGTAACCGAATAAGTCTGCTCTACCACAACCTACATCTAAAATAGATTGAGATGGGGTGTAAAATAAAAGCAATGCGGAAAATAACAATTCTTGCTCGTCGGTTGAAAGCCAACCTACAATTTCAGGAGCAGTAAGTAAATAACTTGAATCGAGTTCTTCTACCGACTCTTTAGAGTCTAACGAGCCAGAAGGCTCAGTTTGCAAATCATCACTAATGACTGATTCAATAACTTCTTCTGAAGTCTCAACAGTCTCTGGTTGTTTAGAACCAAAAATATTTTTAAACATAACTTTCTAATTTATTATAAATATCCTAATCTAAATTTTTTCGCGATTCAACGGCGGATTCCTTTTTAAGTCGTCGAGCTTCTACTCGTGCAATCTTATCTGCCATATCCATTCCTTCAATTCTTAATGGATGAGTTCTATTAATATTTTGACTAACACGTGCCGTAGTCTGAGCTAATTCCCAAGCTTTAATTGGATCTTTTTGTGGTTGAAAACAAAACTCTTCTAAAATGTCTTTTAGTGACATATCTTCTTGCTCTTGAGCAATAGTATAATATCCAGACCCAATTCCTACCAAATACGCTCCTGGATATTGAGTATGTACTTTTCGTTTGTATTTATTCACTAATTTCTCCTCTTGTACTGTCATTTTTTTCATATTGAATATCTTTATTCTGTTTTGTTATTATAGGCTGTTTACGTAGGTGTTTTCAGGGTGTACTAACAAGAAAGTAGCCAGTTGCCTGACTACTTTATTAGTGTGAATCCCCTATATTATGTTTTTCTCCGTAAATAAGATAATCAGGATTGATTACTTTTGCAACTTTATGTCGGTCTCCATTAAGAGCTTTAATAACAATACCTTCGTGTGGTACCTTAGTGCCTTTAATAAAGTTATTGAATACTAGATTATCTTGTAATTCTTGAGACCAATTGTCGACAGCTAATACTGGAACATATGGAAGGCCTAATTCATTTTGAATTATAAAACTACGAGAAGCGTCACAATATTCTCCGTTAATAGTAGTATCAAATCCTACATAATCAATATCAGACAATCCATAGTCGTAATTCTTTTGAATGCCAGCTCCATAAATCTCTCCGTAAATTACAATACTATCTTCAATATTATAATATCGTTTAGACAATTTAAACATATCCCAAAGCTTCTCTCTGATATTATATTTTTCAGCAATTGTTTGCCAAACATCAGTGTCATAAAATCCTTGGGAGTCAGAACCTTTTTCTACGTTATGTGATCCATATACATATTCATACTCAATCCATTCATTGCCAAAGAATTTTTTTACTTTATCTATGATAGATAATTTTTTCTTTTTAACAATTCCATATCGAGCATTGGTACCATGAATCTTACGAGAAATTTCAACCATATCATCTTCATCAAACATTCCAGGCACGTTCTTTACATTTGGAAATTTGTAATATACATGAAAGTTAGGATTGTCTTGGTAACGAATCTTTTTACCTGAAGCTAATTGTCTTTGCTTAATTGGAGGTTCGTATTTAGTAATACCCATAATCTCCATCATATCCTTACCGTCAGAATAATTATCTCCTATAGGTTGCTTATTAAATTTCATTGGGATAAGTAAACATTCAGAATACACTCCTCTTAATTTAACGGTGCGAACTCGTTGACCTTTACGCAAATAATTAGTAACGTTTAATGAGTCTGATAACTCTATAGGAATTACAGCATCGGTAGTTGCTACTATTACAAAATCATTTATCTTGTAAGTATTTTTTTGTGATATACAATTCCAACCTCCGACAACTACCTGTTCAATGTTGTCAGCACCTTCAATAGGTTTAATTTCGTTAATTGTCGCTACAAAACAAACTGAATTATTATTTTCCATTATTCTTCTAATTTTAATTCCTGGTTAATAGTTTTAATCAATACAAAGTCTTCTAGGTTTTTTTGCTCTAATTGCACTTTTCGCTTTTCAGCATGCAGCTTAGTAATAAAAGTTCCTAAAAGTACTTCGCCTTCTTTAAGGGCCCAACAAGATCCTAACTTTTCAGTATTGGTTGGGATAATACGATATTTTGATTTTTTTCTGGGCATCATAGTTAATTAGCGTTTATTAACTACATCTACTTTGTGAACAAAATTTACTGAACCAAATCCATTCTTTTCAGTAATTCTCGTTGCTAACTCATACAACTCGGTGGTTGTAAATTCATGACTTACATCAACTACTTTAGTTAAAGCACCATCCGCATAATAACTCAATTGATCTTTTTCTAAAGAAATTACATACTTACCAAATTTAACACAATTGGTTCGATTAGTCGGGATTACGATTTTTTTGGATTCCATATTTTGCATATATTATTTTTTTATTTATTTAAAATTAAGACTATTTTTTCAAAGTACCAAATCTTTTTTAAGATTTCTTTATCTTATAAAAGTATAACCAACCACAGTCATCTTCATAGATATCTTCTTCTGCGGTAATTACTTCCCCTAATTGAAGTAACGCTTTCGATCCTAAACGTTCCCAATATCCAATCCTTAAATAACGATCTTCATCTCGGAACTGAATTTCTTCTCGGTTATAACCATTGTCATACAATACATCCTCAATGAATTGCTCTAAATCTGTCTGCGGGGTTTCTAATGCTAATCTCATATCTTTTTCTATTATACTTAAATTTAAGGTTAATTGTTCAAAGTACCAAATCTTTTTTAAGATTTTTTTGACTTTTTTTTAGAAGCCAAGTTCTCTTCGGAAATCATATTCATCCTTTTCAATCTCTGAATATACATTTATATTCAGCCAACGGATTTCTCCGGTTTCATAATGAGGACCGATATCGTTTAAATAAGTCCAAACTAAATTGGTAGAATTTAGTCGATCATACTCAACAACAATTTCATACTGTTCTTGATTTAATCTTTCTACTTTTTCAATTATTTCTAATGCTGTCATATTCTTTACCTTTTTATCTATACATAAATATAGGCAGAATTTTCCAAAGTACCAAGCATTTTTTAATGTTTTTTTCAAAAAACCGTCTAAACAGTAGTAACGCATTGATTATCAATGAATTAAATTTTAAAAAACTTAACTTATTAATTATCAATGCGTTACAAATACTATTGAATTCTATGCAATTCTGCTAGAATAGTAGTCAAGCTTCTCTTGGTTTTATTACGTATTGTAGCTTCCCAATTTTTACGAAGATACTCTAAACGAAAGTTAAATTTATCAATTAGTTGATAAGTCTCTTTTTCAGGTATAGAAACGTGATATGAGTAAGTACCATTGATAATAGTAACTAAACAAGTTTCTATAGAAATAAAAATTTCGTTATATCTAATATACCTAGTACCAGTAATAGGCGCCATTAACAATTCTACATCAGGATGAGCAATCGCTTTCTTTACAATTGAAATTGCAAGATCTTGATTTTCAGTAGTCGGAACACTAGGACTAAATTTATCAAATGAATTTCGCCAAAATTTTCTTTGACGAACTATCATACGTATTGACCATCTAGATAACCAAATTTTAATTTTTCGTTTCATTTTTATTTACTGCTAAATTTAGTAGCGGGAGCAGGACTCGAACCTGCGACCTCAAGGTTATGAGCCTTGCGAGCTACCAACTGCTCTATCCCGCGATATGTAGTCAGGACAGGAATTGAACCTATACTACGGATCAGGACTATATTGCTGCGTCTACTTCACCGAGTGCTACCATTACACCACCTGACTATTTCTCCTTAGTTCACTCCTGCTCTTAAGCATACCGTGACGGGTTGTTTATTCATATATCTCTACCTAAGGAGCAATTGGTTTGCGCTCGATTTATATGAATCCGGGTAGCCCCTCCGGGAATCGAACCCGACTTTTCAGGATGAAAACCTGACGACCTAACCGATAGTCGAAAGGGCCATTAAACCAGGTAAAGTGAGAAAAAAGTTTCGCTGAAAGAGTTTTAAGTTTTAATGAGGTGAATTTTGATAATTTGAATTTTGATTTTTGAATTAAAATCTAATGTCAGTTTGTCATTAACCTCTATCATCTCATGGCTAGTAAGTACAATTAAGTACGATATGCTACTTCTTCTTTCTCAACTTTAAGA